GGGCCTTGAATACCTTGCTCACCCTGAGGCCCCTGTTCGCCCTGTGGCCCCTGTATGCCCTGTATGCCCTGTTCGCCTTGAGGCCCCTGTGCGCCCGTGTCACCCTTGTCACCCTTCTGCCCTTCCGGGATTCCGAGTGTCAGCGTACCATCTTCCCATGTGGCAGAAGCAGAAGACCCCGGCTCGAGCGTTTCCGCAACCACAGTCATGCCCTCGATCTCTTCTGCGGCTCCCTCCGCACGGCCCACCGCATCATTCATCGCCTCGATGAGGGAGTCAATTGCTACCTGTTCTGCCGGATCAGGATCGACTTCTCCACGCGTCACTCTGTCTCTGGGTTTGATGCGGATGTCATATCTCGACTCTACTGCGCCTGTGTCGGTGCCGGTGATAACGACATACGCAATTATCTCCTTGCCAGTAGTCAGCAGTTCGTCAGGGATCTCCGCAGATCCGCCCACAGCCGTGATCGGTGTGGCAGAGGTGTCGCCCTGGTTCAGGAAGTCCACCACGAAGTATGTCGGCAGCGTCCATCCGTCAGCAGTGAAGTCCAGGACCTGCTTGACATCATGCTGGAAGATGATGGGCGGCACATAGATCTTCGGTAACGCTCCGAGTGTGACGGGAATGTGGTTATAGATCATTTGTTACTCTCCTTTTCGAGGTGCTCCACCTTTGTTTCCAGTACCGGGACCCGCTGGGCGAAGTCATTATGGAGCCTCACCTCACGGGTCAGTTCTTCCAGTTTCGCTTCCATCACTGCCTGATTGATCTTTATCTTCTCGTCTGTCTTGTTGGCTGAGTACAGCACCGTAATGATGGTCCCGATCAGTGGAATGACGGACGAGATTATGGCTATCAAGATTGCGTCGTTCATGATGTGTGCCCTCCCTTACTCTGGATCAGGATAGATATTGTAGTCATACGGAATGATGGTCATGCTTTTCACGGTGATATAAACAGGCTCGTAGTTCGTGCCGGTTGAGAAGCTGCTGGTCTTGTGCCTCAGCTTGAAGGTGATGCCATACATTCTGTCCACAGTTACATCTATCGGGAAAGCGACCTCGGAATCATCCTCATGCTCGGAATCCACATACTTGTCATTCAACAGCACTGTACTGCCCTGTCTGGCGTGGATTGTCGCACTGACGCCGATGCTTTCCACTCGTTCGCAGAACGGCCTCGACAGCGGAAGCGACACATAGATGTCCTTCTTGCTGTTCGCCAACAGTCCGTAGCAGTAGGCAAGGTCAACACCCACACCGTACTCGCCGGGATGAATCTCCCACGCGGGGCGGACGGGAATCTCAGGAGAGTAGAATCTCCTGTGTCTGCCTCCTGAGCCGTAGTAGGTATCATACTTCTTGAAGAAGACGATCGCGTCCTCTGGCTGGTTCCATCCTGCCATCAGTCGCAGTCGGTTCCTGTCCACGATCTTGTTCAGGTACGGAGTGCCGCCCTGTGCGTAGGTCGGGTCTTCGGCGTCACCCAGTACGATCTTGTCAGGCAGGAACTGCCCTCTGGGTCTGTATTCAGCGTCATACCAGTCAGCCGCCACCTGATCTCCGGAATCGCCGGCATAGGACTGCACCTTGTTGCCTCTGGCGATCATGCCGCCATGAGGATAGGTCACTGTGTCATTGGGCAGGTCGATAGGTATGGGCTGTTCTGTTCCGTGGTTGAGCTCCTGATAGTTAATGTCAGCGGCCTTCAATCCGAAATCAGAGAAGGTCGTTTCGTCGGCGTCTGCTGTCGGTGCTGTCTTCTTTCCTGTTACGGTAACAGTGCCACCGTCAATTCTGGTCTTGCTCAGTGCCGTGTAGGTGACGTCAGTTTCCACACCGCCCTGCGAGGTGACCTTGCCTGTCAGTGTCTTCAGGCCTCTGCTCTGGAAGACGCCAGATCCCAGATCCCAGAACGTAGGATACTGCGTGTCCTCCGGATCCGATGTGGATGTGTTCGGATCTCTGGGTCCCTGTATCTTGATGGCCCTGAGCCGTCCTGAATCAATGAAGTTTGCCACGAAATGCCCGTCCAGTGTCCATGCGGTCGTGAACGGTCCGTTGTAGCCTGTACTTGAGAAGCCGATGCCATTCAGATTGATCCGCAGAACGTCCATCGCAGTCGAGATGTCGTCCGTGTCCATGATCAGGATCTCCTGCGGCTCTCCGTCGGCGTTGCGGTTGATGACCACGTGGCCTCCGAGCCCGCCTGCGATCAGGTCAGTTGCGGCATCGATAGCCGCCTCCATATATGTCTTTGACGGAGTGGTGCCCGCCAGATCCTGCACGGACTGCTCCGTCTTCACTAATGTCTCTGCCAGTGTGCTCTTCGGATCGCCCAGCTCCATGACTGTATAGCGTTCCCGAAGCACGTCATAAACGACCCGGATGATCTGGGAAGTGACAGCCACGCCCAGCTTGGGATACTCGACCCTCACCCTGTCGCACAGCTTCACCCTCTGGAGGGGAGCGTAGTCCTTATATTCCTCTGTCTGCCACAGCTGAACGAAGGACACGGTGAGGTTCTTTGTCGGAACCGTCACAGCGTTCTCATTGAGCCATGCGGTGGCAGCCGTCCGCAGTTCATTCTCCGTCGGCATCGTCTGGAAGTCCTGCGACATATCCAGCGATGTGATGAGCAGGTCCGTGACACCAGTGAGTGCGACCGCACCTTCCGTCAGTGTGACCGTCGCTTCCTCGCCGTCCTCGTCCATTCCGACCCAATACGGAGCCACAGCATTGAACACTCCCTCGCTGTCGGTGTCCTGTGTCAGTGACTCCAGGTTCTTGCCGTAGCGGATCGTGACGTCCGTGTCCTGCCCACGATGGAGCCAGAACTTGACCGTGAACTTGTCAAACTCGTATTCACCAGTGCCGTACACATCGAGGATACTGCCTTCCATGCCGCCCAGAGCCTGCCTGACCGACATCGGGACGGGCACGGAGAATGGGGCGAGCACGCTCTTGTCCGTTGTGAACGTGAACGGATTGGTGTTGATGGCGTGTGTGCCTAGCCCCGTAAGGGCGTCGCTGAGGCTTGTTACGGTGAACGGCTTAATATATATGCGGTTGAGGTCGTAGCTGATGTGCCGTGCATACAATGTGATCACACCGTTCAGCGGCCTCGTGATCTTGTAGATCCGAAAAGGCTGGAGATCCGTAGCATCACAGTGCCGGCAGAGGATAATCATGCCCTCTTCCAGTTCGGCGTAGTGCCTGCCGGTGATAGGGTAGGTCATGGTCAGTTCGTACTTGCCGTTGCGCTCTTCCTCCACCAGACAGGACAGAGCCTCTGCCAGCCTGCCCTCACCGTTCGTAGTAAAGGTCTGTGCAGTTTTCGCATACAGGATAGGGATCATAGTCTATACCATCTGGGTGTAACTTCCACCTTCGTGATGCCTGTGCCTAAATCAATGCCGTTCGAACCGGGCTTCAGGACCGGGAAGTCCTCGCCCGTGAATGTGACGTTGCTGTTCTTGCTGGTCGTGCCCTTATAGCACTCTCTCATCTCGCAGTCGATGTCCGTGTAGACATCAGCCGCGCTGATTGTGATCGTGTCGGTACCGATTCCGAGCTGACCTGTGCCGTAGACTCTCAGTAGCGGTCTGGCATCAAACAGCGTCGGATTGCTGATAGTTCCGTCTGCCGTAAACGTGGTTGCGCTCTCTCCGGAAGTGAGGAAGCGGCGCGGGTCACGCATGAAGGTGATGGTCAGCTCGCCGGCCTGGAGATTCTTGGACGGTTCCACTTCCAGGCCGTCCTCGAAGTATGCCAGGTAGAACTCATCGGTGTGATAAGTGTCCGTCAGTCTCTTCATGCCACGCTTGGACATCAGAGCGTTCCGGAGTCCCTGGATGTTCGTCTTGAATGTCGATTTAACAAAGGCAGGATACTCATGCTTGATCATGTTGAACCTGCCGTTGTCGATCGTCAGCACCCCGTCCCGTCCGGGGATCTCCAGTGTAGTGATGTCCCTGGAAGCAGCATTGTATACGCCGCTCCCAGAGATAAACACACCATAGGTGGAGGACAGGACGCTATCGAATGTAAATGTATTTATCATGCGTATACCGCCCTTTCCTGCTGCATCCTGAACTGGATCTCATCTGCCACAGCCTCAGCCAGGTCATTGACGTTCATGCCCGGTGCCGCATTGACCACGATATTGTTCGTGATATTACCGGCAAGGCTCTGGAGTTTCTTCAGCCCCATGACCACCTCTGCGCCTGCTCCGTCTCCGAATCCCTTCAGACCGTTGACGGTCGGCAGGACTGTCGGCTTGGTAAACAGGACCGGATCATCGTAGGCTCGTTTGTACCAGTCAATGCTGATGCTCGGAGCATGACCGACGCCGCCTATGCCCCACGGTACCTGACCGCCGTTAATCTTGAAGTGCGGCAGCTTGATCTTCGGCAGGGAGAGTTTGGCGTTGTTGACGATGTTCTTGATCTTGTTGATGGCGTTAGTGATAGACGTCTTTGCGGTCTCGATCGGTTGCGTCATGGCTGTCTTGACCGCATTGAACTTGGTCGTTACGGTGTTCTTGATATTGTCAGCCGTCGATGTGACGGTGCTCTTAATATTATTGAAGGTGTTCGATACAGCAGTCTTCGCGCCTTCAATCTTCTCAGCGATGCCGGTCTTGATGGCGTTCCAGTCATTGATCAGACCATCCTTCATCTGCTTGCAGGCGTCCTTGGTGTAGTTCCATGCCTTGACAAGCAGGTCGATCGCAGTCTTAACGCCCTTGATCGTGATTGGTATGCCAGCCAGTGCTGCCGTGATCAGTCCGATTGCGGCTGCCACAGGAGCTCCCAGTGTGATGATCGCACCGATCGAAGCTACCAGGCCGCCGATCAGAATGATGAGCGGTGACAGGATCGCCAGGATGCCAGTGATCGCCAGGATGATGGCTGTCTGCTCCGGAGTGAGCTCTCTGATCTTCGCAGTGACGATTTCGACCTTTTCGGCGATGACCTCCAGAGCGGGAGCAAGCGTCTGCGCCACATCAGCACCGACCGCTCCCATCGTGGCGGAAACATTTGCCTTCAGTTTGTCGATGGTGTCGTTTGTCTCGTTCAGGGTATCCAGGACATCCTGCTCGATGATGAGGCCCATGTCCTGAGCCTGGTCGCCGTATGTCTGAAGAGCCTGACCGCCGTCATCAATGATGCCCGCCAGAGAGTCCGCAGACTTTCCGAACAGGTCCATCGCCAGCTGGTCACGTTCTGTGCCGTTCTCGACCTTGCTGAGAGCACTGATGGCGTCGTAGAACACATCCGTCGCATCACGCATGGAGCCGTCGGCGTTCGTCACGGAGACGCCCAGCTTCTTCCATGTGTCCGCATGACCGGTCATGTTCTTCTTCATCTTGGTCAGCGCACCGGTGACGTCCTCGAAGGACACATCGATCAGATCCGAAGCGTATTTCATCTTCTGGATCTCTTCGGTGGTGAAGCCGGTCTGCTTGGCTAAGGTGTTGAGGTCATCCGCACCGGTGACGGCGTCGTAGCCCATCTTGAGCAGGGCTCCTCCGAAAGCAGCTGCCGCCGCAGAGACCGGAGCGAGCTTCTGCCCGAAGTCCTGGATCTTCTTGCCCGCTTCCTGCAACTCCCTGCCGACTGCCTTGATCTGCTGAACAGCTACGGAACCGAAGTCTTTGTATTCCTTCTCCAGTCCTTCCAGCTTCTTCTCGGTGTCAATGATTTCCCGCTGAAGGGCATCCCACTCGGCAGACCCTTCCTGCACCTGGCTTTGAGCCTTCTTGAGCTCTGTCAGCCGGTCCTTGGTCTTCCCGATCGCGTCCTTGAGCAGTTTCTGTTTCTGAGCGAGCAGTTCGGTGTTCTTCGGGTCCAGCTTCAGGAGCTTGTTGGTGTCCTTCAGTGCGGTATTTGTCTTCAGTAACGCCTTGTCAACATCCGACAGAGCCTTATTCAGTTCTGTGACGTCACCGCCGATTTTGATGGTGACGCCTTTAATTCTTCCAGATGCCATGCTCAGAACCTGTCCATGTCTTCCTGTGTTGCCACGTAGTTATAAGTTTCGTTATCGTTGTTGGCTTCGGTCATAATGTCCACGACCATGCCGTAGTCCAGCTGATCGAGGTCAGTCAGGCTGAGCCCTAACTGAACGCACCGCAGCGCATACAGGGCTGTTGTATACGGACGGTCGGTTACACGCCCTTTTTTTTTGGCGTCACGGTCGGCTTCTGGGACTTGGACCAAAGCACCAGAATGTCACCGACTGCGTTGATGAGGTCCATCGGGGCGAACTGATCCGCCCATTCCATGAAGCCGTCTTCCGTCAGCTTGTTCATGTCGGCGCCGTCGTAGGCCATCGCCATGATGTAGCCCATCTGGGTGTACAGGGCTGGGTCAACTTCCTTCTTCTGCGTCTCAGCCAGGAAGTCCCGTCCGAAGATCTTCCTAAAACGAAGAAGGGACGAGCCGGTTGCGCTCATCCCCACTTCAGTCGTTCCGATAATGATTGTGTCTGTCATGTATTACCTCCCTGTTTGTTACGATGCCGCCGGCGTATGTACCGAGCTGTACCAGTTCGTGTAGGTGGTGGCGTCAGTGCTGGCGTTGGTCTTGCCTTTCACGACGTACTTGTCCACCGCAGCGATGTACAGGCCCTTGGCGCTCAGGTTCAGGCTCTCGGTCTGGGGCTCGATGTTCTCGCCCTTGGTCTGGGAAGCCTCAGCCGGCCTGCTGGCGGTGCAATTCAGGAAGCTGCGGCGAGTAGCCTTCACATCTCCCTCGAACTCATACAGCAGGGCAAAGGGCTTGATCGGAGCATCCTGATCCTCGAAGAGAACGCCTTTTGCATCAGCGAAGTCACCCAGGACATCCTTCCGGAAGGAATCTGGAATCGCGGCGAACTCGATCGTGCCTTCGTATCCGTTGTTACCGTTGGTTTTGTAGTACTCATAGTTGTCCGCATAGAACGGAGTATTATCACCCTGCGCGTCCATGCTCATCGTCACAGCGCCGGGGATATGAACGGGAGTGCCGAACTGCGGCTCGTTGCTGGCATTGAAGGTCAGCAGAGCGTAATGCACATTCGACAGGCCGTATTTGATTTTGTTGTCAGCCATTGGAAACCTCCTCTGTGAGATCCTCTACGGGTTCTTCCGCGAGCACGAACTCGCTGGTGTATGTGACCATCTGCATCTTTTCGGAGTCGATATAGCTCTCCATCTTGCCGCACACGATCCCGGCGGCCTCCAGTGCCGACTCGACAGCCGCCTCCGCCTCGAAGTCCTTCTCATCGGTGTACAGTTCCACCGTCAGGCTCTCGATCTTGGAGTACTGCCCGTTGTCCGCGATGAAGTCATCCCGACCGGGATAATAAAAGCAAATGAACGGCGGCTGCTGGCCTGAGTCCTCCGGGAACTGATAGTATGCAGTTGGATACCCGATACTGTTCAGCATCGTGGCAATCTCTGAATGTGTCATTTCAGTTCCTCCAGTCTCTTAGTGATTCTCTGCTCCAGCTCTTCGACCGCAAAAGTTTCGGCAGGCGCTATGAACGTCCTGCCTGCCACCCTGCCGCCTCCGCGCTTGGCATGACCGTTCTCCATCAGGTGGGCGACCGAAGCCGTCTTTCCTCGACCGTGAACGGTCACAGCAGTACTCAACCGGCCCTTCTCCGCTGTCGTAGTCCAGCCCTTCGGCGTCTTGCCCTTGAACACGGAAGCGTTGGCCTTGACCTGCTTCGTGGTGTCCTTTGCCACTTCCTCGATGGTCTCGTTGACCACCGTCATGGCTTCATCGGCATATTCCTTCAGGGCCTGCCTGATCAGATCGGCAAAGTCAGCCATTTGTCCCGCCCTTCCGCTCTGCGTACAGTTCCAGATCGTCCGTCCGGGTGCGGTAGGTGCGATAGATCGCGTACCGTCTGCCCTTGTACTCGCAGATGCTCTCACCGTTGTAATCTGCAAAAAAGCAGCCGAAGACGTATTCCGGGTTCAGGCCATTTCTGCCCGCTTCAAAAAATTCTGATCTCGTCACGCTCTTGACCTGCACAAAAATGGAACGAGGCGTTTCGGACATCCTCCACACTCCGTTCCTGTCTTGCGTCTTGGTCTGGGCAATCAAAGTCAGCTGTTCGCTTCTGTCCATGTCGTTGTCCCCGTATTTGTACTCAGCTGCGCCTTCTGTTCGTCATACGACCGTTTCAGCCTGTCATACTCGTCAGGCTCGCCGAACCGCATGAGGAAGTAGGTGATGGCAGCCTGCTCGATCAGCGGGTTCCGCGTCTCCGGGATCGTGACGCCGGCAACCTGAAGGTCTTCCATGCCGGCTTCCAGGAGGTCAGCGATCTGCTGGTCAAATATCTCCGTAGTGATCCGCTTCGCCATCTTTGCCTTTGTGATAAGCATATAATCAACTGCCATCGTTCTTACTCCTCAGCCATTCCTGCTCGTCGTATATCTTCAATCCAATATGTCCAATCGTGGCACGGGAATCGCACCACAGCCTCTCCCCTGCCATCTTTGCCCGAAGGCAGAACGACAGATCCTCGCCGAAGCCCGGGATCGGCATATATAACATCCGTCCGTACTTCTCAACGATCCGCCGCAGGGCGTCCACTTTCATCATCACGCAAGCCCCGCCGAAGGCAGCGACCTCGAACAGCATATCTCTCGGGTAGTCCTCATACCGCTTGGAGACGGGATTCAATAACCCGCCTTCAAGCTCCTGAAGGTAACATTCCTTGAAGATGACCGGCCTGATCGGAGGCTTCCGACCAAAGCACAGCCCGCTGACGATGTCATAGCCCGCATCCAGATCCTGATGCAGATAGGCGATCATGGTCTGGTCGAACGTCATGTCCGAGTCAAGCCACAACAGCCTGTCATAGTCACCGTCGACAGCCTTCGCCACGATCTGGTTCCGACTGTCATAGATCAGGGAGGATTCCACAAAGCGGACTTCGTGGTCTCCCCCCATCGTCAATGAGAAAAGTGAATGGACAAACTTCGTGTACATCATATCCATACACGGCACGGCTACCAATGTGTTCATGTATTACCCCCATTTGTTATGATCAGGTCTGCGCGAAGCGGACGAACGCGCTGGTGTCGATCAGCTCGCCATCGGCAAGGCAGGCGCCACGGAACTGAAGGTTTGTGGTCGTGGCGGTCTCGAACGCCTTGACTTCCAGAGGCTTGAAGATGTTGACCTTGTAAGCCTTGGGATCGCCGTAGAAGACGGTCTCTTTGCTGGAGACGAGAGCCTCAGACATAAGCACAACATCGTGACCGAACAGCTTGTAATCGAAGCCGTCGTTGATCACATAGTCGTTCAGGGCAGTCAGGGCCATGACTTCCTCAAAGAACATCTTGGGGGTCATGATCCAGATAGCGCCCTGCTGATAATTCGCGCCAAGAGTGCCCATGACCTTCAGCAGAGCAGCTTTTGTGACGGTCTGCGGGAAGGCGGAAGCATTGGCGGATACGGAGCCGGTGATGCCCTTGAAGGCGCCGCTGTTGGAACCGACGAGAACGTCAGCACTCATCTTGGCGCGGATCTGACCGGTCAGGTTCTCCACGATCCAGTCATGCACAGCATCAATCGCCATGTGGTCGATGTCAGCGCCGACGGTCAGGAGCTTCACATATTCCTGAGGAACGAGATCGACATAACCGATCACATCACTGGACTCGGTGATGCTGGAGCCGACAGCTGCGGAAGTAGCATCGTTGTTGGTTGTCGCAACAGGGAATCTCACATAGTTAGGGAACCGGGTGACGTCAACCCTGCGGAGCAGGACATCATCCTTGATCAGGCGATCCCAAACCGCATTGACGGTCATGGTGGGGATCACGGCGCCGGCGCTGGACAGAGCGGAGCGCTCTTCCTCAGTCAGCTCTCTGTGAATCAGGTTCTTTGTCCACGCATCGCGATATTCTTTGGTCTCAATACCGAACATTTTCTTTTCCTCTCTGACCTCTTCGAAGGTCTCGACAGCCTCAATAGTTACGTCCTGCGCCACCTTGTCGCGGATCTCGGCCTTCTTAGCGGCCTCAGCTTTGCGGGCCTCCATCTCTGCCTTGATCTCATCGGCTTCACGGGTAAGCGCATCAAGATCGGCCTCCGGAGCGTCCAGCTCGACCAGAATGGCATCACGGCGCTCGCGGAGTTCGTCAATGGTCATTGTTTTGAAGTCCATTAGATTTCCTCCAGTTTGAGTCTTAACTTCAGTTTCTTCCGCTCGATCTCTCTCGCCTCGGCGCGCGCACTCTCCAGTGATACCTTCGCGCTGTCCAGTGCGTCGGCAAGGCCCCTCGCCGTGATAGATGTCGCTTCATATGCCGGGAAGGTGCAGGCCGACACCTCAAAGACCTTGCGGAAAGAAAGTACTGTCCGCGTGGGATGCTCGGTGCCGATGTCCTCCCAGCTATCTTTATCAACGATGAACATGAACGACATCCCGGTAATGTCGCCACGCTCTACCGCTGAATAAAGGCTTCTCGAATCGGCATTGTTCTCCGTGTCCAGGTCGACCCGGATACTCATGCCCTTGCCCGGCAGGATCTCCATCTGCATGGTGCTGTTCGCGTTGTTGTTGCGGGACCGCGCCAACGGGATCATGTCGGTGTTGTGGTTAACTAAAAAACGCACATCTCTGAGATCCGTCTCATCGAGTGCGCCATCAGCAATTATTTCGTCATACCATCCAAGGTCCGTGCGTTCGCCGTATACGATCGGCATACCCGTCAGGAACTTTCCGTGTTCCTCGTTCTGTTCGGCACGGACCTCGAACTCAAACGCTCTGATTTCCTTCTTCATCGGTCTGTTCCTCTACTTTCTCATCTGCGTTGTAATACTCGCCGCGGATGATCCGGACATCACCGCCTTCCACAGGAGGCATATTCCAGATCTCCCTTGCGTCGTTCAGAGTGATCACGCCGCGGTCGACCAGCTGCACACTGACATCCAGCTTGTCCTTGTTGGACAGGTACTGAAGCCTGTTCGCAGTTGCCATGACCATGTTACCCTGCGACCTCTCTCTGGGTGAGAACAACATGGCGGACATGACCTCCGAGAACTGGATGGCAAAGGCTTCGCAGACGCCCTCATAGAACGCCGACCACTGGTCTCCGTATGCCTTGTTCGTCAGCACATCCTCGTTGACTCCGAAGTATTCAAAGACGCCTTCCCGAATCACCTTCATCTGGTCAGCATCCACCACGAAGGGCTTCGAGTTGACCTGTTGGATATTCTTGTAGTTATACGGGAAGAGCAGGAGCCCGCCGCCGTCCGCTGCCAGGTTATTCGCCGTGAAGCGCTTGCGTTCGTTCGCCAGGTCGCTTGGCTTGATGAAGTTATCAGCCTGGGCGATGAAGCGATATGTGGCAGCACTCTTCACGCCTTCCTCGATGCCCTGATTTTGGATGTGGATCAGGCTCATGGTCGGAAGCAGCGCCATGTTGGAATCTCCGAACAGGTCGTTCTTATACTGGAACTTGGTCATGATCCCGCACAGGTCGAGCTCGATGGCAGCCGTATCACCGTTCTGAAACTTGTAGCGCAGGTAAGGCTTCCCGCCGAACTGCACTGCCTCGCAGCGTGTGGTGAGCGGCGTATATACACCGGATATCTCCCCGTACTCATCGAACACCGGAACGATAAAGGCAGTGTTATGGACGTCCAGGATCGTGCTCAGACGGTACAGGAACTGGCTCCAGGTCTGGAGACTGTTCGGAGCATGGCGGAGCTTTGCCTGTAACGACCTCTGCGCGGCTCCGGAGATCTCCACCTTCAACTTGGAGATGTGTGTTGCCCTCGCATTGATCGCAGCCCGGATCAGCTCCGACTCATAGACCTCGCCTCCGTATGATGTGAAGTGAGGCGTATACCCGTTCAGGAGTTTGAAATCACCCTGAAACTGGCCCGTAGGTTTCGGCGTCTTGCCGAACAGCCAATCAAAAATACCCATCATTCATTCCTCAGTTGTTCGCCCAGTGCGGCGTAGTGTTTCTGTCTTACCGTCATCGCATCAATGAGAGCCGCAGTTCCGTCAATGTGTGCTTTGCCTGATAGCTTGACCAGCTTACCCCTGCCGCGCTCCGTGCTCATCTTGATAGCACTGTCGAGCAGGTGAATCTTCAACAGGTCGTTATCTCCGATGTTTATCTTTCCATCTTCCAGAAGGCCCTGCGTCTCCTGGAGGACTCCATACAGGTTCTCACCCTGGAACACATCGTCCATGTGGAAGCCGTAGCGCTCCATATCCTGTACCAGATACTGCGCGGAGAAGCGGTCATATCCGACCTGGAGCGGGTAGATCCGATACTCCTCAATCATCCGCCTGAACCAGTTGAAGCAGTCGTGATAGTCCACGTAGTTGTCCCCGCTGGGCGTCAGGAAGCCGCGCTGGATGTAGATCTGGTATGGTATGCCGTCTCGCTGTGTTGCCTCGTCGATCCGCTCCGCAGGGAGCCAGAAGTGCGAGAACACGTTCAGCCTGCCGGCCTTCTCGATCACGATGCAGGCGCTTGTCAGGTCTCGCGTCTGGGACAGGTCGATGCCTCCGACGCAATAGCTGTCCCGGAAGTCATTCAGATCGAGCGGGTCACCGCAGGCGTCGTTGACCACTTCGGCGGGGAGCCAGGCCAGCGAACTGTTCTGCTTCAGGCAGCAGTACTTCGTGATGAACTCAGCCTTCTTGGAGAGCGACCCTTCTGCCACAGCGATCTCTTCGAGCATGAAGTCTACCGACACGGACACACCCAGGTTCGGGTTAGACTTCCGTAGCTCGTTGATGTCGTTCCACTTGTCGACATCGTCGATCATGTACAGGAACGGCAGCAGACGCTTTTCCTTGCTTTCGCCCATCAAAAAACGAGTTGACCGTTTGATCAGCTCGTCGTAGATCGAGTCATTCACATACCCAGAAGTCGTGCATGAGAGCAGAAGTGCCTCGGGGCGTGCTCCCATGCCTGACTTCATGACCTCGTATTGCTTCAGACCCTTGTCTCCTTCCCATGCCGCGATCTCGTCACAAATAGCGAGGGAGGGATTGAAGCCATCTGCCTTCTTTGCGCTGAAGGCGATCTTTTTCATGGTTGAATTGGTGGCAGGATAGTAGAGATCGCCAGCACGCTTCTTGATGATCTCCAGGTCATCTTCCACCTTTCTGCCGTTGGCGTTTTTTCGCCTCCATTCGAGCTCCTCTTTTCGCTCGATCTGCTCCGGATCTAACTGAATCATCGACCAGGCGTTGCCGTAGATGATGTCAGCCTGCTCCAGCTTCGGCGCAACGTTGTAGACCCTTGCGCCATATCCTCCGTCCATCCGGAAGATGTAGTTTCCGATCCCAGACGCCACGATCGACTTGCCGTTCTTCCGTCCAATGGTCAGCAAAACCTCTCTGAACTGCCGGTTCCCGTTCTCATCCAAGATTCCGAAGATACAGGAGATCATTGCCTTCTGCCACGGCTCCAGGATGAACGGGCCAGGAGCGAGCGGGCCTTCAACATGGAAGCAGTGCTCCTCAATCCAGTCGATCGCCTCGTTCGCCTTCTTCTGGTCGAACCGGAAGCGCTTTTCCCTCAGCCCGGCGATGATATACTCGTAGATCAGGCGGATCCACCGACCGACGCGGACCGAACCGTCTTTAATTTGCTGGTAATATGCGTAAATCCAGTTAACTCCGTCCATGTCGTTGTATGTCGCGCTCGCCCGCGCAAAAAATCGAGGCCGCCCACCGGTGACCATAGAGCCTTATGCTAATTTTTCGACCGAGGGGCTATCAGCCTTCAAGGAATTGCAAATCCGATGTGCCAGTCTGATGTTGTCCCATGAGTTACTTCCGCCCCGTGACTTTGGAATCATATGATCGCGGCTCGGATACATATTGCCATATATAATCATACCGTCGCGTTCTTCATAGTCATTCCAGTCGCACTGCCCGCCGCACAAATAGCAGATGCCATTGTCTCTTTCATACACATCTTCAAGCGGAAACAGATATCGATATCCATCCTTCATTCTCCACTTGTTATTATCACGGCATTTAGGCGAACAGTATGTAGCACGACCAATAAATACATTATTACAGACTGGACAGACCTTCATGTCAATCTGATTAAACTTCTGGTTTAAGAACCTGGCTTGTTGCTTTTCCGCCCTCTTCTTCTCCAGTTCTGCGTCGCGGATGCGCTTGCGTTCTTCCTGCTTGCGCTCAGTCTCACGCTTCTTACATACAGGACATTCTGCTTTTGCATGTTTCACACATACAAAGGACTTATGCAGAATAGCTCCACATGTCTTGCACTTCAGGTCAACATAGCCATCAAGCCCCGTGAAGTTCCCCGCATATTCAAACCACGGCGTCCTTTCATTGATGTACTTGATCGCATTGGCTTCTCTATCAAATACCCCATTCGTATATTGATTACGGTATTCTTCAGGAGTTGCTTTCTGCGGTGCTATCCCTTGACATATCCTTTGGACATATTGTTTTGAATATCCGAACTTGTCAGCCACTTCCTGCATCGTATGCCCTTCGGCTTTATATGCTTTCATGGCTTCTCTAATCTCTACGCGTTCTTTGTGTGTCTTGCCTTTCATAAATAACCTCCAAATAAAAAGGACACAGCATTTCGCCATGTCCTATGCTTTATTCAGAGGCTTGTTCGGGAACCTACCCCGACATGCATTCAAGCCATTTACCTTGCTATCACCTTGCCAGTCTCATCAATCTTCCACCGTTTCAGTCGCTTATGTTTCTCAGCGTGATGCTCTCGACATAACAGTTCGAGATTGTCAAACGAGAACAGCACATCAGGGTCACGAAGAGACTCAGGTGATACATGAATCTTATGATGAACAATTACTCCGGGATTGATTATGCCCTTCTTCAGGCATTCCTCACACAGCCCTCGCTTGCTCTTTGTGTAAGCCTTACGACAATGCTTCCACTCGTTTGTCCAGTAGAAGTCCTGTATTGTTTCCTGTGCCATCAGCGCCTCATATCCTTCTCTATCCCAAGCGCCACCGCCTTGTCATTGATAGAGCCGGGCCTCATGTAGTTGTAGTAGTACAGCGGTGTGTCGTAGATCCTGACCTTCATGTCGGGATGATCTATCATCATCTGGTTATGGAACAGCAAGTCATCAGGGTAAGCATCCGGGAACCGTGTGTCACCGATCGCCGACCGCTTCCAGCATTTATTCCACACCGCGGGCCACAGTCTCTTTCCCGGCCTGAGCGGGTGAGCATAACCGACGCCCTTCCAGATGAAAGCGAAGCAGAGCAGGTCCTCGTCGGTCAGTGCTTCGTGTATCATCTCGAATGCGAACTCATGCAGCCACCAGTCATCATCATCCGTGAACAGAAGGTACTCACCCTGCGCCACTTCCAGGCCGACATTGCGTGTGAGCCCGGCGTTGGCGTTGTTAACCCTGATCACCCTGTCTGTGTAGTCGCCGGCGATCTCTGCGGTGTAGTCCTCGCAGGCATCACAGACCACAATCAGTTCATAGTCCTTGAAGCTCTGCGCCTTGATCGAGTCGAGTGCCTTGCAGATAAATGGCTCTGCGTTGTGAGCCGGTAGTATTACTGAAAATCTCATATTCCTCCTTATTACGACAGGCGCACAGCCAGCCGTAGACCATGCGCCTTAGTGTGGAGGTAATACATGGAAGAGATCTTTGCGATCTTCTCCGTGTACACCATACCAGACTACAATACGGAACTACAAGGAACCACTCGGGATAAAATGCTGAAGCGCCTTGCCGTGCAATTTACCGCGCACGTATCTGTCACTCTTGTTCATGCATTCAGCCACCCGTTCCCATGTCATTCCGTCGATGTACCTGAGACGGAGCAGTTCCCGTTCCTTATCATCCTCCATTCTGTCGATGTCGTTGCGGATCTGCCGCTCGATGTCGATGCACTGGTTGAGCTTGTCTGACAGCTTCCGCTCCAGCTGGTCGACCTTCGCCATGTAGTCGGACAGATCGTGCTCAACGTTGTGAGCCTTCGGCATGTCAGAATACTGGATGGCCTGAGGCAGGGCGTACCGCATCCGGAGCCGAGCAATGTCAGCGCCGATCCGTTCCGCTTCCCGGTATGCTATCAGGTATTGTCTCAGATACTCTTTTTTGGTCATTGATCAACCTCGCTATCTCTTCATAGCTTTCCTTAACGTTTATCATGTCCGCCGCGTCCCTCCTGCCCATCCACAGCTGCGAGCCGGTGCGTGTCGGTATGACGCGGGTGATGCGGTCGACCGGGATTGTGAGCGAATGGTCGCGGGTGTGGACTACGATCCAGCCAGCCATATCAGCACTCCCGATGCGATGAGCAGTGTCGTGCCCAGCGTCTTATCGCGGCAGATCAGTCCGACTGTGAGGGTGATGAGGGCGAGCCATGTGAGGAGGAAGGATTTCATGTGGGTGCCTCCGTGTCCATATCATCCGCATCCTCTTCCTCATCATCAAACGGCTCACGGCTCTGGAAACACTTGCTCAAAAGACTCGCAAAGTTCCCGGCAAGCGTGTTGGATTCACGCAGTTCACGGGCATCTGCCTCGATGTAGGTTTCAGTTATTTTGATTTTCATCCTTCACCTCCACATACTTTGCCTGAGACGGATAGATATTGATCGTGCAGTCATGGCAGTTCTTTATCTGAACCTGTGCAGGGAATCCATCATACGCATCTGCAAGCATCTCCACTTCCTGTGTTGCCTCATCGAATCCTTCTGTTTCGCAATTGATTTTGATCGTGTCAAGTTTCATACAGTGCTTCCCTCCATCTCTGCACCGCAGTTCGGGCAAAAGTTTGATTCTTTCTGTCTCCAGTTTGCTATATAGTATCCACACTGGTCACACTTCATTGTTACAGGGCTTCCGTATATCCACTTGCCCTTCTTCCGTTCTGGCTGTGCGGAGGGCGCAACATCTCTTACAAGATGGATAAAGCGATTATAGTCTGCTTTTGTATCAAACTTTATCCATCCTTCTTCTACCGCTTCTATAAGCCATTTCCTGCTGATAATGTCACTCACCTGCTTCTCCTTCCTCGCCCTTTTAATAAGAATCCCTGACCCTATATTTCCATTCGATGACGCAATACCAAGTTGCTGTTTCCGTTATAACTATTGAAAGTGTTCTCCACGACACCCCATGTTTTTGGTCATCATGTTCATCTTTGATTTTTTGTACTATGTCGTTTACTATCTCCAAGGCTTTATCACTATCTGTTTCCCACACAACAAATTTAAAGCCACCATCAATTCGCTCATAAGACACACTTGTCTCATCATCTACTTCTAATTCCAAAGATGTTGGAATTGTATAACCATTTGTGATGAATTTAATTGATCTCATTCCGTTCCCTCCATTCTCGCTCCGCAGTTCGGGCAGTACGGCATACCCACTACATCGTCTTCATATAAATGGGCTTCCCATCCACAAGCAGAACATCGTCCGCTTATTCTGTTGTAATAGTCTGTGCTTTCTTCCCATCTTCCCTTCTTTGGCGTTGGCTGTGCGGACGGCAAAAGATAAAGTTCTTTTTGCTTTTTATCAAGTAATTTCCACACGGATTGCACCTGCTCATGGTGTTCAACATATTCTGGTACCGTGGGCGATGGAATATCTATTTCCCATAATGCATGTCTTATCTCATCAAGCGCATCAATCGCCGCCTGTCTGCTGATTAAATCACTCATATCTTCTGTCTACCTCTCCGCCACTTACTCCATTGCACTTGAGCGCATATTTCATGCCGTAGATAACGCCGTCCCTGTAACGCAACTCATTTTTAAGCTGAGTTTCTTCCGCAACATGACGATTGTGTTCTACCGCAAGTATCGCTTCTTTGAGTTCCGCTTTAAGTTTCTCGTTTTCTGCCCTTAATTCATTGTTGAATGCAACAAGTTCCTCCCTTGTCATCTCTCTTACAATTAAATCACTCATCGGTTCTCCTTTCTGCCCAATAGCAAAATCCGCTACATGCTACCAAGTAAGCATCATGAAAATCGCACCTACCAAGTCCATAGCCATTCATTTTCCCCGTAGATTGAGTCCAGTGCTTGCAAGAATTGCAACGGATGATTTCTGGCTGTGCGGATGGCAACGCCTCAATATTCTGTTTTATATCTATCCATTTATCATGCAATCCCTGTTCATATTCTGCATATGCCAATGGTTCCACACCAAGTGCTTCAATCGCCGCCTGTCTGCTTATTAAATCATTCATACCGCACTTCCTTTCCAGAGCGGACAGTTGAACCGCAGGTCCTGACCCTGACTGGGCCTGTACTCGCATCCCTGCCGCTGACAGTCGATGCAATTCGGATGCTTCAGTATGCTGTCCGTCATCTGAATCGCAACTGCCGCAGCCCTGAATATCTGGGACCATTCATCGAGCTTGTCAGCCATCTCATATAGTTTCGTCTTTGCTTTGTCGTTAGTCATTCCTTCTCCCCCTCCTCACACCTGTCATTCTCCCTGACCTGCTTCTTGTAGTGGTCGGATTCCTCATTACAGCACATCAGGACGTTGTGTTTCCATTCGGTCCAGTCCTTTTTACAATGACGGCACTGGGCACAGACTACAAACTCACTCATCCTCATCCTCCACAATGTACTGATACAACAACGCCACTGGGATATTCCTGTTCTGGTTCCCTTTAATAATCGACAGCACTCTTCCCATAAGCAGTTCCACTCTATTAACGTGCTCGATCACTTCAGGAACACATGGCGATTCTGTGGTTTTATACAGGGTTACTTTCACCATTGCTCAGTTCCTCCTCAATCAAATCCACCGCATACATCAGCGCGTTCATCTCCGACAGCTTGCCGTGTTCCTCAAGGTCTTCACAGCGAAGGGTGAGCTTGTCACGGAGGTCTGAGAGATAGTCATCCTCGATGATGTCACGGATGT